CATTAGTGTCGTTTAACTCACCAACACCATATACTGCCGTTGCGACTATCTCATCAGCACGTAAGCTGGCATCACGTTGAGTTTCGATTTTAAGATCTTGCATCATTGCTAGTCCCAAAGCATCAGGGTGGAATACTGCACCTTTGTAATCTCCTGTTGTTCCAGGATCATTACCTGATGAGTCCGCCATATTTGAAGTTTCAAATATGTTCACACCAGCTATTTGACCTACTAAAGATGATCTTAAAATTTCATTACCAACTCCTGGATTAGGGTTAGCAAATGTATTTGTAAGACCTGATTTTAGGTCGAATGCTACTTGTGGGTGGATAACCGCATTTAGATTATCACCTGGCACTGAGTTTGCTCTTAATTTTGCCACTGCTTGGAAAATTAAAGATGCTGACATAACTGTTGAAGCTGAACCGACAGTTGTTGAAAAACCACCGAATAAAGCTGTTAAGTCTTTGTCAACTTTTTTTGCAATTGCCTCACCAAATAATCTACCTATATCTGCTGCAACATTTCTTGGAGCTGAATTTCTTCCAAGATCTGTTAACGTTGTCATGATACCATGCTCAGAACAAGTAATTGTTTTTGATGTTGGGTCAATCGCAGTGTTAGATAAATCAGTTGCTTCATTTACTGCTGAGGCAGAAACTGCCGAGTAGATTGGAACTTCAACTGACTTTCCACCACCAGTCACTGCATAGTTTCTTACAAGCGGTCTCATAATTGATCTCTCACTTGCTACGAACAATGCCTCTGCTACTATCTCTGTATATAGTTCCGATAGTGTAGAACTTGTGCTTTCGTTTGCCATTGTTTGTTGTCCTTATTATTTATTGTTTAAGTTTATTTGAACAGGAGCAGAATCTCTTTGTTTGCGATACTCAGCATAACGTTTTCGATCCTCCGCCTTGCTCATGTCTAAGTCCTGAATATTAAATGGTTTTACAGTTTTACCTTCGATGCTACTGGTCGATCCTGTCCCAGCTAAAGACCCTTTTCGGAAATGTGGGTTCGCATCTAAAAACTCTTTAACTCGATCCTCAAGTGAAAAGAGCTCACCTTTTGAGTTATATCTAATATTTTTATTGTTATCAAGTATTTCTACTCTTCCATCATCATTATAGTTGACCTCGTGTTTTAATAAAGAAACCACCTGATCAGGTGCTATTGCATTATTTTTTGATGCATGGGCCATGATAGAGTTATCTACATTGATTGTTTTAACCTTACTTTTCCAATCAGCTAACTCTTTGTCTTTTTCAGCTATTCTCTCTTTCATAAGGTTTTCAAGATCAGCTTTTGTTTTGGCCTCTTGAATTTGTTTTTCTTTTAGAGCTTCATCTTCTTTTTTCTTTTGCTCATCTAACATTCTCTGATGTTTTTGTTTCTCAGCCTCTAGTCTTTGTTTAACTATTCTATCAACATCTTCTTGATTGAAAGTTCCAGCTGGTTTTGGTGCGTCAGCTTCAGTTTGTTTAGCCACAACTTCTTGTGCATCATTTTGCGGTTGATTAACCTTTTGTTCTTCTGACATTTTTGCTCCTATATTATTAAATTGCCCTCACCATCGTACCAATCAGGACTTACATAAGTCCATTGATGTCGGCAGTTATATCCTCCTCTAACAACTAAAGGGTCACCTGGTTTTTTACCTGACCACGATCTTTGCTTCCAAAGTTTTCTAACCTCATCAATAGTAAAGACGTTGCTTTGTCTTTTTTTATATACACCTCTTAAAATGTTTTTGCAAACCTCCCTTGTGGTTGGAATTATATCACCAAAGTATTTAACGTGGGTAAGACCAGCTTCTGACGATTTATAAGCATTTACTTGTGCATCAAACTCACGTAATCCATCGTTTAATAGCTGGGATGCATATTTCCTCATATTATCACCAGCTCTATCTCTACCAAATTTTGATTGTAAAGTTTGAACTGCCTTATCAACTGACACTTGCATTGACTTTTTGTTTTTATTCTTTTTTACAAATTCTACTAGCTTTTGAGCCTCTTTGTCATCTGACCTACTATAAATACCATTTATCGTTTGTCTCAACTCTTGCTCTAACTCTACAAACTCTCGGCCCACTAAAGTATTTTGATAAACTTTATCTGCCAACCTTTTTGTAAATGTATTTGATATGTCTTTAAACTGAGTGAAAGTTTGTAATTTTAAATTTCTAATAAGCTCTAGATCACCCTTTGTTAGTTCTTGGAACTCTAATGGAATATTACCTATACCTTTAAAAGCACGTTCTATTCTTTTGGCCTGTCTATTAAAACCTTTTTTAGTAAGAGTATCTGCCCAAGCTAAAAACTCTGTTTGTAAGATTGTTCTTATTTTAGGTCTTATAGCAATTGCAGATTGTAGTTCGATAAGTTTACCAGCTTGAGTTGGCAGTTCTCTTCCAGCTAGTTTAACAACGTCATCTTCTATTTTATCTAAAGTACGTTGCAAAGTTTGATAATATTCTTGCTCTGCTCGATCTAAATTTTTGATTCGATATATTGTGAATTGTCTTACTTTATCAGCCATAAGAGTCGTTTATCATGAAACTTTAAAATTTCCAAAAAGTCTTTTTTTCACTTTTTTTAGCTTTTGTTTATGCGGTTGATTTATGGACACAATTCACTTTGCTAACTTCTAGGCCATAAGTGAAAAAGTCGATTTGGTATAATTAGTTATGAAAAATATAAATTGCAAATGTGAGACTCATAAAGAGAGTTATATAATTTGTTTATTTTGCCAGGAAATTGAAGTTCAAGAGCAAGAAGCAAAAATTAACTCAATTGGTTTCACTCCTAAAGGAAGGCAGATCTTAAATGATCAAGAACACATATTTGTTGAAGCCTTATCTGAAATGGAAGTTTTATCAGATAAACAGAAGTTTGAAAAACTTAAGCAAAAGTATTTCTCAGGGAAAGGAGGTAATTAAATGATTATTAAAACAGATCCTAAGACTGGAAAAGAAACTAAAATTAAAAACAGAGATTTTAGAAAACTATTCCAGGAAGAGATGAATAAAAAACTAAATGATAAAGTTTATGAAGCTCTAAAAAAGAATTATAAAAAATTAGAGCCTTGTGGTCATAGTATCATGTCGCCAACGTTTTTTATTAACGATTTGGAAATGCCTGATGAATTTGTTTTTAGATTTACAAGAAAACATTATTCTAATTATAGGCATTACAAAGAAACTCTTTATGTGAATGGAAATGTTGTAGATTATATTTTCGGAGTAAATAACTTAACTATGCTTGAAGTTTTATCAAATATGGTTGGTTGGGATAAAGAACTCTATGATAGATATGTCCATCTAAATGGCAGAGGCGGTTTAGCTGGAGTCTGCGTTCAAAACATCCATAAACATTTTGAAAAAACTAACTAAAAAGTTGTGGGCCGAAAGGCCCACCTCTAAACTTCTTCTTGCTCTACATCCTCTTCTTGAACTTCATCCTGACTAAACTGACCTACCTCTGATTGGCCATCTATTTCTTCAAAAGCCTGGTTTAGTTTCTCGTCATCGTCTAATACAGATCTTACTATTTCTTTATCTATTTCTTTATTAAACGTTGGCGATTGTAAGTTCATAGCTTTTGCCATTGAGAAGAATTGTAAGTCCATTGCATAATCTTTTATATTAAAGCTATCAGGATAATTGATCTCGCCATCAAACTCTGTGTTTTGAAACATAGCATATAATCTAAATAATTGTTCTTCTGCTATTTCTAGATTATCGGCTTTTTCTGAAAGCCTTGCATTTAATAATTCAAATTCTGTTTGGAGTGCTATACCTGATGAAACTTGTTGTTTGGTAGTTCTAATAGCTCCTGTGTGAGCAATTCTATTTATAGCCTCTACTTTGTGTTTAATTGATTCCATAATAGAGTTTAGGTTAGCTCCTGATGGTTGTAGTAAATATGGTTTTAAGTTTGGTTCTATTTCTTCAGGCATTTCAATTACTGCACCAGCTCCAGCACTTGCATTTACACTTGGAGTTTTTACAAGACTCGGATGGTTTGTTAATCTAATTAATTGTTCTATTTCAGAGTACTCGTTATAGATAGCCTTTTGAAGGTCTGCAATATCTGTCAGATCAGAAATTCCTATACCTCTCTTATGGCTTTTGGAATTATATAAAATAACTGCTGGTATTTTTCCGATCTGATTCTCGGCAGTATCTATTATAGAAGGTTCATCGTTGTCCTTTTGATATATTGTATCAATTCGATCAGGATACCACATTCTAAAATATGTGCCTCCATCCTTATCAACTTCTTCTCTTATTTTTAAATAATCTAGATAGTATTTACCATTGACCTCTCTTTTAAAATTCCAATCCAAAGCATTCTCTGGAGTGACTATTGAAACGTAAGGTCTTATATCTTGATTAAGTTCATCTGCCCTTGTTCTTGTTTGTATTGCTGGTTTGTCTAATATCATAAAGCAATGACCATAAATAGATGCATAGTTCTGAGCTTGTTTAATAACGTTGTTAAAACTATTACCTTCTAAGTCAGCGTCTTTTAAGAATGATTCTAAACTAGGTTCATCTGCCATAGATCCAAAATTTCTAGATGGCTTCACTCTAAATAAAAATGATGAGTATATTTGAATAATATTTCTGCAATGGTTATCGCAAGGAGTGTTAGCAAGTCTTTGATTAAACTCATTATCAAGTTCTAAGTTATAACGATTTAAGTATTGGCCTAAAGTATAATCATATCCACCATTATAAGAACGAATATAATACTCAAAATTTGTGACTGTTTCTTTATAATCTTTATGAGTATCTAGTGCCTGATCTTTTGTGTATGCCACGTGTTCCTTCCTTTATATTCCATCTTTGCGGAGTTCCTATTGGACTTTTAATAGTTAAAGGTTTTACATAATCGACGAGATAACCAATCGCATCGCACATATGATCAAAACCTTCCTCCTTGTCTGGTATATTTGTATTTTCTTTATACACCTGACGTTGAAGTCCTTTTAATATAGTTTTACAGGAATTGCTAATAAAAATATGCCTTTGCCCATTAGAATCTTTAAGTCTTGAGTTTACATTGTTAACTCTATCCCTAATAGCTGAATGCTTAAGTTTTGCTTTTACATTAAACCCAGCATTTTGCAAAATAGATAAGTCGGTTTTACCTCCAGCAGATGTTTTACGTTGTCTACAAGCTGGATCAGGATATATATAAATAGGTATTTTAGAACCATATCTATCTCTAATTTCTTGGCACATTTCATCAGTATTTGAGCCATAAATAACTATTTCATCTACAAATATAATTTTATCTCTAACTATATGCGATACACAAGCTGACATTGGATCTACGTTAAAATCGAGTCCTATATGAAGTGGTCTATTAAAATCTAAAGCCTGGTCTACTACACTCTCTACAGGATGAAAGTTATAATATACTTGCCCAGCATAGTTTTCAAAAGTTCCCTCAAACTCTTGTCTAAAGGTTCTAATATCAATATCTTGTTTAGCTTGTTCTAATTCTTCTTTTGATACCATTCCACCTTGCAGAGTTGTATATTGAAAACTATCCCATTCTTTTGGATCTTGCGATCCTTTTAAATACATTTCATATGACCAGTTTCCAAAGCCACGAGGTGTACCGCACATAAGAACTCGGCCCTGTGTGTCGGAAACAGAGGCTCTTAATACCTCAAACCAGGTACGTTTATCTATATCCGCAAATTCATCTAATACTAAAAAATTTATTCCACTACCTCGTAATGCATCAAAATTTTCTGCACCCTTTAGTGCAATAACACTATTTGTTTTTCTAATTCTAATAGTAAGAGTAGTCTCGTTTATATCCTCGATCCAATTATATTTAGAAAGCATTTGTTTTAAATCACTCCAGCAAATTTCTTTAGCCATTTTAAAGGTGGGAGCTACATACCAAATAACCTGATTGGGTTTGGATGCCTGTTTCATCATTTCAATAATAGTCAAAAAGGTTTTACCAAATCTACGACCTGATATTAAGACTCTAAATCTTTTATTTGATTGACTTACTCGAAGCTGGGGTTTTGTTAATGTAATCTTCACTTAGACACCAATATTTAACTATATATTTTTGATCGTCAAACTCTTTAGGTGCTTTACTAACTAGTTCTATCGTTTTCTCTGCACCTTTTGATACACATTCAGAATACGATAATGCCTCTCTATCAGTAAGTGGTGGGTAGCAAAAATTATTAGCAAGGGAGCATAATTGATATAGCAATATCCACTTCATTTACTTTTTCCTCTTGTATTTGCGATTGGTTTGAACTCGCCAAGTCCAATGGAATATTGCTCTTGTAATAACCTCTATTCTTTTTAACACCCAATCTATCATTATAAATACTCATAAATTATTTTAATATTAGTTTTTTTATACTTTTACTCCCATCTATATTATCTTCTAATTCTGCCTCACTACGAATACACTTATAAGAAACTGACTCGCTATACTCTCTTTCTGCCTGACGTTTACCTCGAAGGCACATGGCCATCGACTCCTGGATACGAGCCTCTTTTATCTCACCATTTAAAAACATTAACAATGCAATAACTATACTAGTGTCCATTTTTATATTTTATCTCTCTATTTGTATCTTTTAACTTTTCTACATCATCTAAAAGTTTTTCTACTTGTTTTTGTAAAAACTCAATATTAACTTTATTGTGCATACCAGCTTCTTGTTGAGCCTGTAATTTTTCAACTTGTTTATACAAATCCTCAATCAACATAAATTGTTCAGAGTCCGCTGGTAATGAAC